TCTACTACCTTCTCGAATTGTGCGGACAGGTAGTCAGCCCGTTTTGATCCTTCGATAGTGATCTTTAGTTCAATGGTTGCCGCTCTTGATATTTCAGACGCGATGGCTGCCGGAAGATTAAGAGACACAATATCATCTTTTATCCATTCCGCTTTATTCTCATACATGCGCGACCATAATTCGAGAGCAGTTATCATCGGCTGGCTGATTGCGATATCAGTTCCGATAGCCTGTTTTAATGAAGTTTTTCCGATCATACTATTCACCCATTTCCTTATCCACTCAATTATTTTAGTAAACATTATTGTCCTCTTATCTTATACACCAAGCATAACGAATACCTTAATGCATCGATCCCATGATTTTTTGAATCAGGATACTCTGAAATAAATTCCCCGTCCTTCGTTTGCAAATACTCATAATCCAAAAACTCTCGTGCAGTAGTTGGGCATCGATTTTGGTCAATGACTATCTTTGCTTTGTTCTGCAACCACCGGATACCATATCGTACAGAATCCGCGCCTTTAATTGCTCCGCGACACGATAGACCATACTCGCGCACGTCGGCCACGCTCTTGGGCTCCGCAGAATCAGCGATGAGCAAATCGTCTGGTGTCATTCCTTTTGTCTTTGTAAGAGTTTCATAAAGCCTATGATTGCCCATTTTATAGGCGCGGAATTCATCGAAGATATAAATGATTTCATGTTTTGCATCGTAATGACATTTAAGCCAATGAAGAGGATCAATCGCATAACCCCAATCAAGTCCATAATGAATCTGATCAAACTGTGTTATTTCCTCATCTGTTATTTTTCGGATTTCAATATTCTCAAATATAAGACCGCCGGATGATGTGCATACCCCAAGATATTCATGTGCGTACGAATCTGGCGCAATAGACTTTAGGAACTCGGCCTCGTCAATAAATGTCTTACCCAACCACTCTGGGGGTACAGTTAAATAATTCGATTCGTGAATATACCGGTTTGGCTTCGGTATCTCTAATTCTTTGTTTACCCAGTTATTTCGCGATCTGGGCGGATTGAAGGATTTGAAGATATAAGCTGCATCCCCACCACGAATAGCAGATTGTACGATTGAACGGACGGCTTCGGGGCCTCTGAATTGATCCAGCTCTTCATTCCACAAAATGTTTATAAAACCAAATTTAGGCTTGATTGATTTTATCTTTAGTGGATCATCGCCACCTCTAAAATATATTGTCTGTCCGGTTGGTATATATTTAATCTCAAGCGGATTAGTCGTGCATTTGAATTTGTCAGCTAGGCTCAGATAATTTATCGCCCAGACTAACTGAGAATAAACGCTATCCCGAAGAGTGTCCTTCACCTGCCTAGTAACCAGCGCGTGCCATTCAGGATTATTTATAATCAGCTCAATAATGACTTCACTTGTAAACGATGATTTTGTGGATCCACGCCCGCCCTTGAAAACATACTCTACATGACCATGATTGCTAATATCTCGATAAACATCGTAAAAGCTGCCAGAGATAGAATTAGCCGGTAAACTAAATACTTCATTAATCTGTTGTGTTTCGTTTTTCATCATATCGGCGGATGCACTAGGTTTTCCAAGTTCGCCCTCTATGATTTCAGTTGATACAGATTGTCTTACGCGTTCATCCTTAGAATCTAATCCAGAAATCTTTATGGCGATCGCTTTGGCTAATGCGCTTTTTCTCATTTGACGCACTGACTGAACCATGTCCATTGCAAGCAATTTAATTGCTTCGTCAACTATTGGAGGCCAGTTATAAATTGTACCAATCTTTATCTTTAATTCTTTGGCCGCCTCTTTCTTGCTGTTATATTCCTGCATAGCAACGACAAAACGAAGTTGGTCTTTACTCAAATTAGCAAAAACTTCAGAAAATTTAACGTTTTCTAATGATTTTTCAGTATTTTGTTCCACTATCACTCGCTTGTGTTGCTTTTAATTCTGATTGGATAACACTTGATACATGTTTCAACGCATCCAGTTCCGCCTTTATTTCAGCATACCTTCCACTCACAGATATAAATTCATTCTTTAGTTCTAAAATTCTGCCCGCTATTAACAACAATACATCCTGCTTTTGTCCATAATCAAGGGCAACCATTTCTTGAGAAGATAGATCAAGTGGTTTCAATTCAGGCATACTCTATTATACCTTATTCATCTTTACTCGAAATAGTAAAACTATCTTTGCCGAATTTATTTTTCTGCAATAGATTGGCGCAATACATTCCTTCTTTTGTTTTATATGGAACACCAATATAATTTTCTTTGCCTTTGTTCGGCTTAACACCAATGTTAGTTATGTCCTTATAAACTTTCAAATGACGTTCAAACGAGCTGTTTTCCGAATCGCTATTGAATTGTTTTTGAAGGTTGGTTTTAATATTCAACGCTTCGTTTTTTAGAGTTATTTCAAATTCCTTACAATAATCTATGGAAATAAATTGTTGGCAAAAGGTAGTAAATACGTTTTTCCGAATATCATTTAGGCATAAACCATCTACTAACCTTGACGGAATACGAACGACATTACAATTCTCAAATACAATATCCACATATTTGAAGTCTACCGGATCGGGAATATTTAATAATTTTCTGACGTAGTAACATAGATTACTAAACCTACGCCTTAGATCATAATATAATGATTTCACCTTACCTCCTTATTCATCTAAGTATTTTGAGAGATGTTTTTTAACAATATCAAGGGCGTGCATCGCGCCATTCTGACATTCATATCCAATCTCTCCGTTATAAAGGCGTGGAGAAAAATAATGGTCTATCTCTTTTATAACTTCCTCAATCCCATGCTTCATTTCCTCACAAGCTGCGCCTGCTTCTTCTGCATATTTCACATAATCTACTTCCATTAATTTAATTACATCAATCCCATAGTGTTTTGCGCCAGATATACCTAATGCAGTTTTTACGCTGTATGTAAAATCCTCTCTTTTGCAATCCGAGCCTGCAATCGTCATTCTGATACAGGCACGAACGATATCTGATAAATCTTTTATTGAAACAATGTATTGCTTATCCATAACCTCAGGCGAGACTATTTCTTTATTCATTTCATCCTCCATTCGTAAATAATGATCTTTGTTGTGTTTCTGCTGCCTGCTCTTTTAGAAGCGTGTATTTCTTTTTTAGGCATCCACATCTAATTCCAAATCCGTCAATAGACAATGCCTTTTCTATCAATGCCCCACATTCAGCGCAATGTATTGTTTCGCTCATTACGTCCTCAATTCTGGAATAACGCTATTCCTTATTTTCAATTCCTCCATTCCTTCTCCAAATCTGCTACTGCCAACTCACTCATGTAATATCCGTCAAATACTAACTTCCCCATAATGTCTATAAAATAAACAGGTACACAATAAGGGACTGTTTTCAAAAGCATTCTCTCATAAGTCCATAAGCAGGTACGTTCAGACACGTTCATTACGCTCTTTCCAAATCTTATCCCAACCCGTCAATATCTTCTGCAAGCGTGGGTCTATTTCTGCCCTGCGATTCCACCACGCTATCCATTTCTTACAATACGGGTCTGCCGTGAGCGGTGGCTTTGGTGGTTCTACTATTCCTGGTTCATCAATACCAGCGAGTTTATTCAACTCGTCCTCTGATTTCAGCCAGTAGTTACCGTCCAGCGCAACGCCGATACCAGGCAATCTCAATCGATCGGTGTACTGCCACATGATGACGTTTGACATATCTTTGGGTTTATTGGTTAACTCCGTGCTGTACTGCGCCAGCCATAACAGGTGTTCTTTCAGCCAGTCCGGTTCACCCATCTGGTTAACAAGGAAGCCCCAGCGGCTGTAAATGATCGGCTTGCGGTAGCCCATGTTCTCAATGCCCCAGATCATTTTCTTTAGGACTTTGGCAATATCAGCGGGGTTCATCTTGTCCTGACACTCCACGTCAATGACTGGCGGTAGATCGGGTTCACCGTATGCCTTCATAATATTACCGAAATGCTTTGATTGGCGGTACGGGTCTATTGAGGGATGAAAGAAATAATAAGCACCTGAAATAATGCCGTGCTCTTTCGCTTCCCTGATATTCCTTGCATACATGCCATCAAGAAATTCCTGCTTTGATGTGGTCGGTATCTCGCCAGCCTTGAATATAGCAAATGCTATCTCATTGGCGACCAACTTCTCAAATGAAACATTGGCTTGCCAATGTGAAATATCTATGCCTTTTATTTTCATTTATCACCTTCGTAATCTGTCACTAAACTGCAATAAGTGTCGAATTGTCATTTATTCACCTTTATAAATTGATGCTATTCTTACCCTTTTATTTGCACCACTGACCTGCTGAACTTATCCGAGTTTCTGGCTTCGCAAACGCTTGGCGTCCGCCTATCCATGCAAGGGCACAGGTCATTATTCACCTTTCAGTATGTAGTCAGGATTCGAACCTGAATGGAACTTTTTGGCTTCGTCAGTTTGCCTTAGTTTCCTCGCTCACGGCTTACGTCGTATTGCGTAAGTTGCCCCAGACCTTTACAAGTGTGTCCCACCACACCGCTACACCATATTATTGTCCCCTATAAATTTGTGGGTATAGGATTGTCCTATCGTTGACGCTGAAGAGCACAGTATGCGTATCTCTACACAGTAACCCTGATTCATCCATGACATCGCGTTATCATACGACCCACATTTTTGATACTCCATGCCCACAACATACACTTGTAGCCCCTTCAACGTAGCCAATACAAGCGTCATATCCTTCTGGCGTTGGAGGTTTTCCGCATCTTGCACATGGTCTCATTTCATCTTCTGGCTCATTAGTATCACAGTACAACCATGTATTGCCGTTGTAATACATTTTATGTCCTCTGGAAAAACCTATTGCCATCTATAAGCCATCCTTTGCATCATATTCTTTAATGCCCTACGTTAGTCCCATGTTCCGCAGGGTCAAGCCCAGTGCTAAATTCATGTGCGACAGGTGGAGATGTCGCAAATCCCACTGGGTCTGGGCTTCCTGTGAAATTGTTGCTCTCACCGAGACATATTATAACTTATTCACCTTTTAGGCTAGGCGGTGTGTTCCGCGTGGAGGGCGCGGAAGCGTATCATATTTCGCCAATATCCGCCCAGCCAATATTACTATTCTATTATACACTATTTTATTCCCCTTTGTTATCTAAACTGCCTAAAAGATCATCAATTTGATTTATTAATCCTATTGTAATATCAAGACGATGAAAATTTGATGGCATATTATCCCCAAGAAAATCCTGGTCTCTTTCTTTATCAATTTTATCAAGTTGCTTGTCAAGTTGCTTGTCAGTTCTCATAGTATTCATTTCTTACTCCTATTCGTGAATATGAACATAGTCATGTTTTTCAATATTATTATATACCCATTCCGCATCATTTACTGTCATATTAACACATCCATGACTCATTGGCGTTCCGAAATTGTCGTGCCAAAATGTACCGTGAATAGAAAACTCGTGATGATAAAACATAACCCAAGGAATATTCTCTGTGTGATAGTCTACCCCAGACATAGTGTATTTTGT